ATTCCACATCCAAAATTCTACTTTTGTGGTTTTGTCTTTCATTTTGAAATCGTCGTGATGAGCGACAGAAAGATAACCTGCGTAATGGCCAGAGGGGCCACCCGATGAATAACCTATTGCAATTCCGTTACCGGGTGGCTTGAACCATTCCGCTGGGCCGATTTGCGTTGAATTAACAGCTGTAATTGTGTGAGTTCCAGTAGAATCCTTAGTTGGAATACTATCTCCGTATTGAGCCGAAGAAGACCCCTTAATTAATAATTTTAGCGCTGCGGATTCAGAACCTTCACCCTCGCCACCCTCTACTTCCAAAAGTGAATCATCCGGCTCAAAAGGGTTAGAAGGTGTTGAAAAATTTGCCGTATACATAGCCTTCTCAGACACCCTCATTTCATTCAGCCACCCCCTAAAGTAACCATAAAAATTTACTTCGCGTAAGTTCCCGCCGCTAACATCTGCTTGTTGATTGCCGCGCATTATAACCGCATCTTCTCTTTCGGGACTAATACCTCTTTTACTTTTCCCCCAAGGCGTACTTGTCATCCAAACATCTTCTTCAGAGAATTGTGCCTGTACCCCGATATACCAAGGTGGGCTTACTCCAAGGGCCATATTTTCGACATACCCGTTCCATGGGTGTGGATTATTAGGGTCAGGGTTACCTTGGTTACTATTTTCTAAGCCAGCGCCAGAAGGAAAATAATTAAATTTTGTAGAAGTAACTCCGTAATACTCTGTAAGAGCGCCTGCTGCTACTGTGTTTGTCCAAGTTTGATTTGCTTCGCTTGTTCCGTTAATATACAAGTCTACTTGATCATTACCTGTTTGTTCTTTTTTAACTACAGCTATGTGATACCAAGTACCCTCAGACAAAAGAGTAGTACTAGTTAAATTTAATTTATTTTCTGATGGAATTGCGTAAGTTTTTTTATCACTAGGCCGGGGGTCTTCCATCTTATTAGTTTCACCAAAGTCCTTTACGCCAGTGGCTAACATTGGAGCGCTTTTAACATAAACCTTGCCCTTATCCCAACCACCAACACCAGAGCCTATAGCAATATGCAAAAATGAAGCGTGTTCATTTGGCCCCTCGGGACCCTCAACATCTTTAGATTGAACATCAATTATGGTTTGATAATTATATTCTTCGTCTAACTTCTCGGGCTTGACCCAAAACTCTATAGTAAATTCTCCATCATTTGCCGCTAAATTAGACAACATATAAAGTGAATTTTTCTTCGCAGCTTCCTCACCACTATATTTATATCTTTCTCTGTATATAGGGGCGTTCTGGGGGCAAGTCGATCCACCAAGAGGTTTAGGTGGTGCTGCGCCATCAGCATCAGCATCGCAGCCTAATTCAGGTATAGTTACTATTAAGTGGTCGCCATCCCCGTTAAACTTTAATGAACCTTTGAATTTACTATCGTGAGCTTCTGACGGATCAATTTGAACACTTCCTCTTTTTAAGACAGTTGTTTCGTAAAAACTAGAATCTTCTAAATCTATATTTACAACTTGATCGGGCGTTTCTGTATATTCTGTTTCACCTACACCAGAAGGCCATTGATCATAGCCTATGTAATATATTAAATTATCTGCTGGGGAATACGTTACCTGCGGCCCAAATACATTATCAATTGTGCGAAACTCACCCTTGGAAGCGACGGGGTCATAATCAGAGTATCTTAAAGATACGTCTGCCGCGCTTCTTCCTATATTGTTTTGCGAGTTTGGTGGCAACATTTAACACATTAATAAACTATTATTGACCCTATTGATCCAGCTACAACAAACTCAGAAGGATAAGTTCCTGTGCTTGTGCAAACTATTTTAACAAAGTCATTGTTATGAGAACTTTGTATGTAACCACCCGTACCGACGGTTGTTTCTAAATTCCCGAATATAATTTTTTGATCTGCATTTTGAGAGATTCTCCACCCCCCTATAGACCTACCGATAATTTCATTTTTGTTGTATTGTGCGTCAGAACCCGTGGGTAAAGTAAGTACTAATCTATCATTAACTGTTGAGTTATTTATTATATAACCTTTGTTTGCGGTCATATCTAAATCACCCGTTGTGTTTTGGTACACTAAACCTCCGGCTCCCTGTGGTCCCGATCCACCTTGAGCACCCTGCGGTCCTTGCGGACCTTGTGTTCCCATTGGGCCAGAAGCGCCTCTTATTCCCCCAAGCGCGTGAGCAGTAAAGAACGTATCGTAAGAATTTCCTTCTAAAGTATACTCTCCCGCAGCTTCAGGAGAGATAGTTAAGAAGTAAGTCTCGCCAGTAGCCGAAACTTGCGTAATTGTATTCGCATCTAAAGTTAAGTTTGTTGGTGCACCGTTGTCGGCGACTTCTTCAGCTAATGTTTGCGAGGTAGTAGTATAGTCATCACCACTATGCGCCATTCTTATTTTTAAAATAGCGTGCTCTCCGGTATTACCATGAGTGTTGAGCTTAGTAGACCCCTTAATATAATATTTTCCGGGAATACTTGGAGTCCAGAACCCACTCGTTAAATTACCCGCTGTCCAATCGAATTGATTATCAAAACCAGCCGTGTAGTCTGTACCATGGTAATTATCAGTCGAGTAATTTTTAATTACTGTTTCTGTAGCGCCCGATACAGAGAAATCTGCTTGTCCAGATATCCAAGCGTAAAAGCCAGCGCCAGTTACATATCCAACTTCTCCCTGAATACCTTGTGGCCCTTGGGGTCCAGTGCTCCCTACAAATGCTGAGCCAGAAGGTCCAGTTATGCCACTTGGTCCTATGGCGCCCTGCGGTCCTGCTGCACCTTGCGGGCCTTGGCTCCCCGAGAAAGCAGCGCCAGAAATTCCAGATGGACCTTGCGGACCCTGAGGTCCTGCTGCGCCTGTCGCACCCGTTGCGCCAACTAACCCTGATGCGCCAGATGGACCCTGAGGACCTAGATCACCGGGTTTACCTCCCATTAAGTAAGCAGAGAAAAAGCTTACATCTCTACCAGCTAAATTTCGATTACCGGCGTTGCCGCCATCTGTGTATGTTACCGTTACTTGGTCTCCTGAATGTAAATCAGCAACAACGTCAGCCTCAGTTAGCATAAACTCATCTATACCATACTGAGAAGAGAAACCGTAAAGGCTTTTGGCTAAAACAGTCGTAGTTGTTCCTCTGGTCCTTTTGATTCTAAGTCGATCACCGACTTGATCCCAATAACCATAGCTAGGTCTATCATGACCAAGCTTGGCTTGAATATAATAAACCCCAGACACATCTGGTGAAAAAGTATATGTTGATGGGCTGTAGTCATCTTCAGTATCCCATAATTCCGTATCGTACCTAACAATATCTTCTACATCTGAGGTTGTATTATAATTCGTACCAATGTAAGCAGAAAATCCCCCACCACTAATTAATCCTGCTGGGCCCTGTGGTCCCGCTGGTGATCCTTGTGGTCCTATAAGACCAGACGGTCCTTGCGGTCCCTGTGGTCCTAATAAACCCGTTGCGCCCGTGGGTCCAGTGTAGCCACTTGCGCCACTGGGCCCTACAAGACCTTGCTCTCCCTGTGGTCCTTGTGGGCCTGACCCACTTAAACCACTAGCTCCTTGGGGGCCAATTGAACCACCTACGCCTTGTGGTCCCTGCGGGCCCAATAAACCCGTGGCGCCAGATAGCCCTTGAGCTCCCTGAGCACCTTGCGGGCCTTGAGGTCCGTAACTTGCACCTTGTGGCCCTGCTGAGCCTTGTGGTCCCTGACTTCCTTGCGGGCCTAAATCTCCGGCTCGCGTAAAAGATATTACCACTGAATCATTATCTAAGAAAACGCCAGTAGTTAGATGATTGTTACTCGGAGAACTAGAATAAACAAATTTAGAAGGTACAGAATAATATTCACCTGTTACTCCACCAACGCCAGAACGAGCTTCAACATTTCCAGTGATATCAAATAAAGCAAAGTCCAAAGCGTTATTTTTATCATATAATCTAAGTGTTCCCTTAGTGGGCGAAGAAGAGTCATCTAATCCAGATATCCATGTTGAGTTTTCTAAGCTAGAGCCAGTAGCGTGCAAATAAATATTGGATACTTCTTGTAACCCCGTATTAAAAAATGAAAAATTACCAGCGCCCGGATCAGTTACTGTACCAGTTAAGTGATTATAATTATATAAAGTTATATCTCCACCGGGCTGACCTTGCGGTCCGGTATCTCCAATATATGTTGTGAATGGGCTATGCGGCATAATTTATTATATATTAATTTCTTCCTAAAGCATCATTAAATTTAGTTAAAGCATCGTTTAATACTGTTATATTGCTTTCGTTTAATCTTTCTCCTATACTATAAAATAACATTTTACCTATGCTTGTTTGCGATTCTTTACCACCGGAATAAGCAGAAAATATTCTAAATTTATACCCTCCTATTGGGTATGGAATCTGATCAAGCGTAGATTCAGAGTCATTAAAAACTACTGCATCTTTGTATAGCTTTTGGTCTGTGTTTGATGTTCTATTCGCTAACCAGAACCCGCTGACGTCAGTATCGCCATCTAAAGCATTCAAATCAACATAGCCTCTAGATGAAGACGGATTGAATGAACTAGGGCTCGCTGCTTTTGTGTTTTCGTCCGTAAATTCTACATAAGCACTTAAATCATTTTTCATCGAATAATCGCCACCGCACAAGGGCATCATGTAACCACCGACTGAAGATAAACTTGTTTCAGAGCCATAGGACATAAAAGATACGTGTCCTCCATAATTATCTAAACCAAACGAAGTAAGGAAACCCTCAGTCTTCAGATATTTTGATGCATCCGAAAACAAAGCCGAAGAGCTTAGTCTTTCCGCGCTTAAACCCCTAGATAAAGAATAGTCAGAGTTTCTGAACCCAAAATTTACATCTTTTTCAGAACCAATTGGCTTACCCACTTCTCCTTTAATAATAGGGTGAAAGCAAGATCTTAAATTACTTCCGCAAAATAAATTACATCTTTTAATTTTGTCCCTGACCCCATTTACTTTCAAAGTAGTCATGAATTTATCTAAAGCCATTAAAGTATCTGAATCAGCCGAGCCCCCGTCTTTGGAAATAGCTGTATGCCAATCAAGAACCTCATCGTCTAAAGATACGGCGTTGGCTAAAATTGCTGTATTTAATCCACCTATCATTTCTGGTCTCCGAATGCAATCATTGTATCGCTATGAGTCGCCCCAAAGGATGTTAAACTAACTAATGCGTATTTTCCTGCTTTTAGTCGGGTAGGTTCTAAAGACCCTATGAATATTGGTTTGTCATCCACATCCCCCCAAGTTAAATCAAAATCAAAACCACCGCCCTTTAATCTAAGTGTTATTGTTTTGCCGACACCTCCATTTGTAAACCTAATTCTAGTGTCTCCAAGTATCTCCAAAGTTTGAAATGGTTCTTCATCAAAATCAATAGTAACATTACCGTTATTCCAGTTTAAAAGTTTAACTCCATATTTAGTTTCCCTGCCTATGGTTTTGCTAGTTAAAGTCTGTTGCCCGTCAAGAGTCACATTACCTATACCCGGGACAATGAAGTTAGGCCCAATTCCGGAATCGATAACTTGACCTCTGTGGTTTTGAATAAAGCCACCACTTATAGAAGTTGCATGAAATAAAGGTTTTGATACGGATCCTACGGTGTTCGGTTCTCCAGAAGTTAGCAAACCAGCAGTTGAATCATCAAGCCAATAAACTGTACCCGGTACAAATTGCGCTGGAGTTGTTTTTTCTGCAAATGGGCTGTTAGCGATTGATCCAGTTGCCCAACTAACGTGACCTTCCGTCACTATGGTGAAAGAATTATTTCCTGTATCTAGAGACTCAACTACACCCATTACTTCTGAATTCTGCTCTGAGTTAGCTCTAGATTTTACGTATTCCGTTCCGTTGAATCTAACTGCATCAATTATGCCGAACGCATTCTCCCCTACCCAAAAATCAGTTTGTTGTATCGTTTTCTTAACTGCGTTAGTGCTGCCACTGATTTGCCCTATCGGTCCCGCTTGACCTTGTGCGCCTTGGGGGCCCTGTGCGCCTGTTGCCCCAGTTAATCCCGGAGGGCCGCCTTCAATTCCTTGAGGTCCTTGAGGGCCGCTTAAGCCGCTAACAACAAGGTCCCAATACTTGTCGTCAGCAGTACCAGTGGGCGTGTGGCCCAAGTTAGCTGCGCCAGTCCATACGTTTATAAAGGAATTAGTTCCTCGAGATACGATAGTATTACCACTATAGGGTATAATGGGGTTCCAAATACCACTCCAATATATTGATTCTCCAGTGGGTCCAGTTTCACCAACACCCGGGCCTTGAGGTCCCACGCCCCCTTGCGGTCCAACTGTACCCACATTTCCTTGTGGTCCTTGTGGCCCATTACTTGGCCCTTGTGGTCCTATTAAACCCTTGTCTCCCCTTGGGGAAAAAGATAAAACAACTTTCTCGTCCTCTTTGAACGCACCCGTAATTAAATGATTAGTTTCGCTAGAATTTATAAAACTAACCGGAACTTCATAATAACCAGATTGATTTACAACACCGCCCGCGACATTAAACGAAGCGAAGTTAGAGGGGTTGTCATGATTAAACACACGAAGCGTACCTTTAGTATCGCTAGTAGAATTAGACAGCAAAGATAACCAAGGTTCGTTGTTAACAAGGTCATACTTACCAGTTTGGTTGTAATATCCAGAATCTTGTATGTAAAATTTTGTTACTGTATCGAAATTACCAGTTGAATTTACCGTAAAGTAACCCGTGCTTCTGGTACCACTATTCGGATAAGTTTGTACAGAACCAGTCTGATGATCATAATAATAAAGCGTGCTGTCTCCCCCAAATCCTCCCCTTTCTCCAGTTGGGCCTATGGCCATTTTTACTGCGCCTTCTCCGGGTTTGGTGGTTCTAATTACCCCATCAGTGCCCATGCTGAGCTTGACATTGCCCATGTATATACTGTCCCAATCTAAGTATAAATCATTCCAAGGTCTTGTGGGGGAACCTAGATCATGAACGCCACTTTGTATAGGTAATAAGTTACCAGTCGCTGGGTATATTGAATTCGCTGCTCCATCTATACCTGAAACAGAAATTGATTCTGCGTAAACTGTTTTCCAAGGTTTATCGGCGGAGCCTAAATCATGAGCACCGCTAGAAGCAGGGTTTAAATCTGTAGCTTTTCCAGATGTAGTACCCGCAAATACACCACCGATATATCCAGAAAGATCGGTTTGCTCTATTTGCTTAACTCTAATTTTATTATCAGCCATACCCTTATACCTTGGAATCCCTTTAGATTTCTCAATTAATTACACTTTATTGTATCATTACTGGCGAAAAAGTCGACGTAATATCACTTGATTCTGATTTCATGTCATAATAACTTTTTAAGGCCCAATTTGCCAACATTAAAGTAGTATAATTATCCTTTCTTGCTCTCGTTGCTGAAGTACTTCTTTTCAGGTGGAGTGGTAAATCAAATGTCTGAGTTCCTTTGGCTGTGCTTTTAACTTCAACTAAAGAACATTGCTTTTTGGTTTGATATACTAAGCTGTCTTGCGTATCGATAAAATCTCCTACGTTTTGCTCTCCAGTTAGCTGAAGTTTTACCTTTTCCCCTGTTTGAGACATGAATGCGGCGGAATTAGCGCTAGTTTTTGACGCAAACCATATTTTTTTGTGGTCGATGCATGCCTGAAGGTGTTCATTAGCCTTTCTTATGAAATCTGTAGAGAAATTTTGCTTAAAAACAATCCTTCCAGACTCCTTACTGTACTCTCTCCGCAGTTTTCTTAGCTCTTTTACGTAATCTGCCTCTTCTTTAGTTGAATCGAAATCTATAAAAGACATATTAATCTTATCCTGAGTAAATAAAGAATTTTCATTACAACTGTCAATAAACTGATAACCAGCATTATCAATACAAATCATCTCAATATTAAAATGACTCATTATATAATACATATATTTGATATGATCTTTAAGGTCGCCGCCTGCAACAGCATAACTATGAACCAAAGTGCCTTGTTGTGTTTCGTCATCCAATTCTAGGACAGACATAGCAAAATAATCAGAAGTAGGACTGTTACTGAAACTCGGGTCAATAGCCATTATATACTTCTCACTAGGCTTGCCTTTAATTAAAGTCGTTGGAGATTGCCCGTCTGGTATAGTGCATTCATACATTTTCTTAGCGCTGAAATAAGAATCAGATCCGTCAGTAAATTGAGCACAATACTCGCGCTGAAAACTAGAGTGACTTTGACCACCGTTTTGAGCTTCCTCAATTACCGTATGGTCAATCATGTAATCAGGTAAGGCTTCATAACCCATTTGAGAAATAAAGTAAGTAGCATCTCCAGTTTCTTTGGAGTAAATATGATCAACCCACTCTTTGTAAGTTTTATATAAATTTTCGAAAGTATAAGAAGCAGAAGAAAGAGCAATCATTTTAGAATCATTTTCGAATACCAGTCTTTCCCCCTCTGTCATCTTACCCGCTTCTATAAGCTTATCTTCCATCTCTCTAACTTCTAACCTCTCTTTCATGTTTTGGGGCGCAACCAAGAACGGCATAAGAACTGTTTTAATTGTGTCCTCGGGTAGAAGCAAATACTCATCAAGAACAAGAACGTTTGCGCGAAAACCACGAATTTTTTCGCCAGACAATGGGATAGCTGTTATAGTACCCCCGTTTATCTCCCACCTAAACTGATCATTCCTTTTTGATTTTGCGCCAAAAGCTTGCGCTAGTAATTCGGCGCCTTTTGAGTCAACGAATTTTTCTAAATTTTCAAATATAAAACGGGCTGTTCTAAATGTGGGTCCAGCAATGAGAATTTTTGTATTGGGTTCAAATATGCACTGAAGGAAGCAGTAGACAGCAGCGATAAAAGATTTGCCACAACCACGACCCCAAACACACATGCTAAAATTTCTATTAAATAACCCCTTGAGAGTAACTTCTTGAAATGGTGCTAATTTTATTCCAGATATTAACTCAGTTGTTATGCCTAAGTTTGACCTTAAAAATTTAGCTAAAGTTATCTTAGCTTCTTTGTCGTTAAGATCGCCCTTAATTTTCATTAACTCTTCGTTAATGTTTATTAATGGTTTCTCATATTTTTCTGGCGAATATAACATGCTTTATAAGATTTTTAAGTCGTATGCTAATTGTAAGTCGACATTTTTATACGCGCACTCGCACGTAAAGATTCTTTCAATTACTCTTGAGGCTTCCTTCCTACCATTAACAAATAAAAATTGAATATGTGGGTATTTTTGGGATAAGCTTCTTACTCTATGAAACACAAACTCTGGAGTAGCCTTAACATTTTTAAATACCTTCTCCTTGTTATAAGACTTTCTTTGCTCATTAAAGTATAGAGCATTTGTAAATTTAGACTCAACTAAGATGATTAAATTAGCTTCGTTTTCTTTTGCTCTCTCTATCTCCTTGACGAACCTCTCGTAACCCCCACTTAGAGTACCAACAAAGTCAGACAGCCCCTTTCTTTCTATATAGCAGTTGCATGTGGCTTGCTTGCTATTAAAAGCGTAGTCTCCATAATCTAGTTTACGCACCTCTACTCCCCTAGAGAATCTTAATGGACGTTGTTCGCGCGTATCTATAAATATTTTATATTCGGGTTTGTCCCACTGACTAGCGCTGATAATTTCCCTTACATTTTTATACTTATTTTTAAAGCCTATCTCTGAGCAAAGTTTGTAATAATCTCCGAATATTTCGTTGTAGTATTGTATCGGTGGGCTGAGTATAGATCTTAATTCAACTTGAGTAGGCGTATAAACTAGCTCTTTCTCTTCTTTCCTACTAACTAAAAGCTCCATGCAATAATTCTTAGCTTCTTCTTGACTTTGAGATTTAAGCCACATCCTTAGGTTAGTTCTAGAATTGAAATCAGAAGAAAAATATTGTTTTTTGTTTTTAAATTTTATGAAGTCTCCAGTATGAAGGTCATACCTAGGGAAATACTTTTGATAGTACTCAACCATTCGTAAATCATGAGCCTTGATATGAGCATGAAGCTGTCTATCAGAATCAAATTCTTTACCACATACCGCGCATTTAACCATTTAATATCTCGTCCTCTCCTATTCCTAAGATTTTGGCTTTCATTTCGTCTATGGTTTCTAGTCTGTCGACCTCGTCCTTAACGGACTGCTTCCTTAAGTCGGCAAGCTTCAACATTTTTTGCCTAGACTCTTCTTCTTTCCACATTTCTACTAAATTTAAAATGCTGGCGGTAGCTTTGATTTGTTTACTTAAGCGCGTGCTTCTTTTCTCTTTAAGGTCGCTGAGTAGCTTTTGCTGACGAGTTACGCATTGATTATACTCCGTTCTTGCTGTGTTGTTAGCCTCAATCAACGCCATCGGTATTTTTCCACCGGTCTCTACCTCTTGGTCGATTTGTCTTTGTATGATTTGGATCGTAGCTTGAATATTAAATGATATAACAACTTCCATTGACAATACTATATACTGATCTACCTCTTCCTGAGTAAGATCAAATTTGTCATATGTATATCTGATAAAACTACTCTCGAATAATTCTCTATCATTTTCTGTTCCGTATGTGTTAATCTGGTGGATAAACCTATAGGTACTTAAGTAACCAATTAAAGACTCTATATCTTTTTTTTGTTTGGGTAAAATTTTTGACTTATCTACGGCATCTAAGACGTATTTATTTATCCTCATAATGGCCGCAGCTTGCGTTCTGGGAGGTTTATATTCCTCCTGTGGTACATCATTAGGGTCAGCGTACAAGTCTTCAGGAGAAAGCGTTTTGATGAATTCGTTGACTGCTTTTGTTTCTGCGTTGAGATTGTTTATTCTTTCGTTTCCGAATAATATTCTAGCTATCTCGACCGCCTTCATAGTATAGACGTTATTAGTTATGTATTCTTTTTGCTCGTCTGATAATACTATGTCTTTCGGTTGGTACTCGTGAGCTCCTCTGGCTTTTATTTTTCTGGTGGCTAGGAATTCTTTAACTGCCCTACCCTCCTTACTTCTGCCATCGATTTTTTGATCTGGGAAAGCTGCTTTTATGAGTTCGAGTAAAGACGGTGGATCTTCTGGTCTTGAGTTCCACAGATCCAGAATTATCTTCCTTTGATCATCTGATAATGAATAATTCATTTTAAAAAAAGTCTATTTCGTGCTTATCTAAAACTTTCTTAACCTTTATTAGTATGGACTTCTTGATATTTTTAATTTGTTTGTAACCCGGGGATCTGTTTTTTTCTGAAGTCCTATAGCCCATTAATTTAGCAACTTCTTTTTCAGATTTATTTTCTATATATAAGTAATTATACATTTTCCACTCTAAAGGCTTTAAAATAGTTTGCATTTTCTCATGTAGCTTTTTAGCATTAGTTTCTATGTTAAACTCTCCCTGCTCCAACATTTTCACTTCGTTCTGGTGATTCTCTATTGAAAGCGGTATCTTAATGTCATAAGCTCTTTTTTTGTTCTTTTCCCAATCTGCATATAATGGACAATCAGAGCACTGTTTAGAATATATCTCGCAAAGATTCTCCCCTTCTGCAGCTGCACATTTTAAACATGGCCTACTATAATTACCATAATGATTTCTTATTAAATTTTTAATTTGGTTGGATATTATTCTGTTCAACCAAGGGCCCAGTGGTTTCGCTGGGTCATACATATCCCATTTTTTATATATATGGACACGAATGATTTGCGAAACATCTTCGTAATCCATCCACGCCAAGGCCGTAAGGTTCCATTTATTTCTCCTTTTCCTGATCTCTTCATCTACTAGATGAATACTTTCTTCGAAAGAGGGTTTTTTAGACTTACTTTTTCTTTTTTTCTTCGGTCTCATTATCCGGGAACATTTGTCCGAATGTCATACTCTTCCTCTCGTCTTTTGTTATTTCTACGTCTAGACCAGTCATTGCATGTATGCGTGGATCTATTTCTCTTACGTCATATTCGTCTAGCTCGACGGAATCTAAATTTTGATTATCGGGAGGGGGTGTAGCGAGTGTATTATCTGAGGCTTTTGTTTTGGTTACGAAATTATACCCACAATTAGAGCAAAACTTAGGCTTACTAGTCGTATACTCTAAAGGAGTTCCGCATTCTGTGCAATACATTTTCATATAAAATTATATTAATATATGGGAGTAAATAACATTTTTTTTAAGATTACAGGCGTGTTACGAATGTGTAAACTATATAAGAATGAGCTCTTCTGAAAGAAACCAAGCACGATCAGAGCTATCGAAAATAGGTGATCACTCTCTATTCATAATTAATGAATCCCACAAAATTCTCGGCAAAACTGAGATATGGGATCAGGCAGTGAAAATTAATAAGATAGCTAAAGATTTACATAATTCACTAGAAAAAAAAGAATATCTCCCTGATAGAGATGCAATTGAAGAAGCTAAAGGCTGGGAAGATTATTATAATAACCCATACCTTCAGTAATTCAACTACATTTACAATTAGAGCATTTACAACGTTTTTTCTTGTGGCAGTCGCATTGGCATTTGTCTAAGTTGCATAAGCCGACTTTGCAAAACCAATGTTTTATCTTTTTCCACAGTTTCCCATGATCTGGGTCTTTTTTTAAAAACTTGCCATGTCCTGAACTCCAAGTACCCATAGTTGGTTTCCTTTTACTTAGCTTTTACAATCGCAAGCGCACGCTTCGGTATCGCAGGAGCCAGAGTCGCAGCAACCAGCGCCACAGGAGCAATGATCACAACCTGAATTACCCCAGTTACATGCCGTAGCAAGCATTCCAATAAACAGTATAATTAATTTTTTCATATTTCTTCTATCCTTTTCGCTTTGTCGTCTATGACTATGTCACAGGCGGGTTTTATGTAGTTACCCTTAGAGCCAGTAGACAATTCATGAAACTTACATCCCCATGATTCTAACTGATTCCAAGTAAAGTCGTAATAACACCTTCCGGCTTTTTTAGATTTTTCAGATCCACCTCTCGCTGTCCAATATATAATGTACCAGCCGTCGTCATACATTTTGTTTATTTTGTCAATGTTTTTTTTAATCGGGACAGCTAAATCATATCTTCGCTTTTCTCCATAAGCACAAACCGTCTCATCAATGTCAACTAAAGCAACTTGCACATCGTCTGATGAGAATTTTTTTGACTCGTGAAATGTTGCGTCTTCTTTATTAAAAATGGAATCATAATTATCTTTGTATTTTTTATGATCCATTGGCCTCTCTTTACTTCCTTTGCCGTTACTCATATATACTTATTTTATGTCTTTAAACCTCTTAATTAAAAATTTTACTAATTCTGACCTCATAATATCTTCTTCGGTAAACTTAAAAGTATAAACACCCATCTGTGCGCTTTCTACATCTGAAAACCCTTTGAACATTTTACTGAATCCCCCTACTGAACTGTCATTACGTAAATCAGTTTGCATTGGGTCAGCTAAAATGAAACATCTACTGTTTTCCCCTAGTCGGGTTAAAACCGTAGTTATCTCTTTAAATGTTGAGTTTTGGGCTTCGTCTAGAATTATGCACTTCGCGGACCAATTCATGCCCCGTGCAAAATTCACAGGGAACATCGAAACTCTATGCTCTTCCTCGAGCCTTTTCGATTTAGCTTCTCCCAAAAGCTCTTCGAGCTTATCCAAAAAAGGTAAATTATAAAATCTTAATTTGTCATCAGCAGAACCCGGCAAAAAGCCAAGTTTAGCTTCGCTGCTTTCAACAGCAGATCGCAAATACATAATATCATCAATAACCTTCATATTAAGTAACTGCAATCCACAATAAGTAGATAATAAAGTTTTTGCTGTTCCAGCAGGCCCTTCTACAAATACTATCTTAGTATTATAGTCTAGAGCAACTCGGAAGAACTCTTTTTGTCTTTCTGTCCATGGGAGTTGATTGATTTTGATTTGCCTCTTAATAGGATTTGGAGATACAAATCTGTTTGTTGTTTCGCTTAGTTCCTCGGCTGTCTTCCTATCCCCTCGGATCTTTACCTTACCGTTGGACTTTCTTTCCTTCGACATTGTACAAATAATTACACAATAACATTTAAATTAACCATTTTTAAACTGCATGGCGTTAAAAATAAATACCGCGAAATTTTGATTCTTTCTTTTTTTTCTTTTCTTTTTTATTAAGCATAAAGTTAAAGGGTTTCTTGTTTTAATTGTTCCTCCATTAATTCAGCACATATGTCTTCACACCCGGGGCCCATGGTAGAAAATATTCTAGTTTTACCGCTAGATTCGCTTAAAACAGTTAAAAGTTTAATATTTTTATGCTCTAACACGCCCCTCTGCATTTGAGCTTGCTCGTAAACCTCTTTAGGTATTTGTAAGCGGGGGAATGACATCAGTAAGTGAGCTTTGAACATTTCTTTTTCATTTATGTAGAAGTATTTAGTGTTATCGTAGTCCGGACCACCACCTTGATCTATAAAATCAACGCGCCCGTTGTCTAATATTAAATTATGAGAAGCTAGATCGATTGTTTCATTGTCTTCATCTACTTCGCACGCATCAATTTGCTCAAAAATTTGATATAGAGTTGGGTAAGCTCCATCATTTTCAAAAAAAGTTCTTAAATTTAAGCCTAGCCGCCAATCTCTTTCTTCATCTTTGTGTTTGTAGCTTACTTTTATGTTTTCAAAGGAGGTGTTTATGTCAATTCCCTCGTCATCTTTATAAAATTTGCCCTTGCTCCAGCGTCTAGCTATCTTCTTGGGCGATTTATTCTCAAGTAAGTACAATTTTCTGCTTATAGCGTCCCACCTATCGGTGTCTATGAGGTATTTGGCGTTATATTTATCTAAATTGAGTTTTTCAGCGGCCAATCTTTCAAAATTTATAGTTTTCTTGTCTTCTTTTTCGTCAGGATGCTCAAAGAAGCAGTAGGAGCACATACTCATCATAGTATCAAGCACTTCTTGGAAGGGTTCGTCGAAATGATGAACGACATTCAAGGCTAAAATCACATCAAAATAATGAACTTCGGCCATAGCCTTAAGATCCTTTAAATTAATTTTCTTTTCTAATAAGAAAACCTTATCATTATTATTCTTTTTGCATGTCTCTAGTAAATTTCTGCCCTTGTCGGACTCAACAGCAGTAAAGCAGCCGTCAAATTCGCTGGCTAACCTATGCGTAAAGTAGCCTTCGGCCGCGCCGATGTCTAAAACGGAGAACGGGCGCGAATATTGTTTACAAAATTTAGATATTTGTTCATATCGCTCCTCGCTTGGCCGGTATCCTTCTTTTTCTAGCTTGCCATCTAACCAAACGCCATTGTATACATATTTTTCCATTTCATTTATATTATAAGAGTCATATATAACAAGCACTATTTTAATTTAATACCCCCGGGATTTTTAGAAGTTAAGCTTTATATTATTAATGGTATATTATTTCATTTTTAAAAGGCTGGGGGAGACTCATGCCGACACCCCCCGGCCGCTATTGAGACAAAGTCGCAAAATAAATTCGTAAAAGGTGGGGGGTCACCACCACCGGCCATTTATGAAGGCTGGCCCCTGCGGAAGTTGGAATTTTGCTTGAGTGGCTCGTATCTTTGAGTCAATTTCATGAATTTGCTTCTTTTGTTCCTCGATTTTACTCGTTTTATCGACAATCTTGACGAATATCGCTTCTTTTGGTTGTTCGTTCATGGTATATCGCAGCAGGTTCTATGCCAAGTTCTGGCTGGCTGACTGTACAGCCGACCACATTATATAAAGCAGGAATATGGATAACAGCATTAAAGTGTGTCCTTTACTACGCTGTTGGCGATTGGGCCAAGGCTTTGCTCTACCTTGGCAAACTGCGTGCGCTCTTGAATCTCACTCACAAGGGTGTAGTCCAAGAGGACAATCATGCCGCTAGTGTGGGCAAGCTCAATCTCAAGAGTGCGACCGTCTGCCATGATGCGGCGCACAAGACCAGTTTGGCCGACGAACTGACTACGATGGTCAGTCACCTTGACTTCGTTGTTGAGGAGGATGTTTACTTCATTCATAATCTACCTTATACACAGCAGGTTCCGTGCCAAGTTGTGGGCCGGCGGCAGCGGCCCAGCTGCAACTACCCAGACTGCCCCTGCTTCACGCTGTGTCGGAACGAGGCCCATGGCACTTCGAGTTCCTCAAGCGTAGAGCAGGGGGCTTACATTCTAGTCTGCTTCTGTGAACTCACGGGTGGGCAACCAACCCAACCACTTGGTTAAACGAGAGCGGAGTAACCACTCCGAACCGTCCGCCTTGCGACCAGCAATGAGGAAGCCAAAGCGGCCATGCTCGTTGATGCGGTTAGCGGTGCGGCGAGTTGCGAGGGATGTAGGTTTAATCTTCATAATCTACCTATATAGTAGCAGGTTCCGTGCCAAGTCTGAATGTGGTAGTTGTTGCCGGTCGGCAGCGGCCTCCCTGCAACTACCTCAGTAGTTGAATACCTCGTAGTTTATCTTACGCCAAACGTATTTGGTGGCTTGGTACGTCAAACCGCACTCAAGCTGCACCATAAGATTACCCCGACGAGGAGCAGGGAAGGCAGGGTAACCTACTACTGTGCCCTTGAGCATTACGTTGTGCTTGTGAACCACTCGGTCACCTACCTTTGGAATGTCGTTATCACCTAACATATACCTATACACAGCAGGATACGTGCCAACTTGCAGACCAGCGGCTGCGGCCCAGCCGCAACTACTCCTCATTCTTCTTGACTATTGCTTTGACTATCCCCACGGGGTCTGGGTCAGTCCGTATTAGAGTAGCGAGCAAACGCAAATGCTCGTAATCTTCTTGCGGTGCATCAGTCCATTTATCACCTGTCCAGATTGCTGATTGCTTGGTGCGGCTATTCTGGAATATAGCGAATTGTGGTGCTTCACTCATCTACAATATCCATTCTTGCAACTGTGTTGCCGTTATAGTCTTGTGCTGTAACCATGTCACCGACATCTGCTGCCATAATGCGCTGGGCATTGTCCATTAGTCTGTCCATCACATTACGCATCTCATACAAACGCGCTGCATCGTTGTTACCAAAGGCATCATTGCCTAACTCAATTTCAATTACTGCTTTCATAAAATTATGGGTGTTTAGGTTTACGCCTATAGCTACCTTTGCCCTTCTTGGGGCGATGCTCTTGGCTTGCGCTACCCATATAGCCCTGCGGGTTTACCCTAGCTTTAATCACTTTGGTGGTTGCCTTCGCTTTCATACCTATACACAGCAGGTTCCATGCCAACTTGCGGGCTGGCGGCAGCCGCCCTGCTGCAACTACCTAAAATGTATGTTTATGTTATGGCATATGTGTCTCCTCTATTTGTTAACTAGTACTCCCAACCACGTTCTATTTGAGTGGCGCATGAGTCACAGATTCCGTGATCGCTGCTCATGTCCACAGTTTGCCCACATCGCTTGCACTCTTTTAGCACACGCTCATACTTACTATGACCAATGTATTCATCGCCATAATAATCATCATCATAATAATTACCACTCATTCTTTATCCTTAAGAATTTTATGCATAAAATCAAGAACAATCTCCTTCTCTCCATCGTCGTCCTCCTCTGGGCCGCCGAAGATTTCATCTTGGCAACCTTGGCAGAGACCGGAGATGCCATGCTCCTTGCGGGAGAGTTCATCTCTGAACTCAAGGTTTAGTGAGCCGCACTTGACGCACTGACCGCCAGCGATGGCAATCTCACGACTACGCCCGAATAACGACATTGCGCTATCCTCCTTGAATTGTTCTAATTCGTTCATCATACTATATACAGAGCAGGTTCCGTGCCAACTTACATATCCCAGCCTTCTTGCTGGTTCCAATCTTCAAAGTCATCCATGCCACTTCCGTCACCGGGCCAGCAGCCACCCCAACCGTCATAGGCTTCCTGTGAGGTGGGCATCAAGTCACGAAGGTCGCCCTCGATGTTTTGAGTGCTCTCCGGCACTTCGGGCGCTTGTGTTATCTTGCAGTTGTTGCAGGGTAAAATCTTCCTATCCATACCTATACACAGCAGGTTCCGTGCCAACTTGCAGGTCGGGGGCAGCGCGCCCCGTGCAACTACTAGTCTCTATCCTTGATGTTGAGCGGAGCGTTGAATTGGGCATCCCAACGGGCTTGCTCCTCATCACGCTTGCGGTTAATCTCCTGCCTAGCTTTCATCTCTGCGAGCCATTCGTGCAGGTCGCTCTTGAATTCGTGTTTGTCTTTCATAATCTCTACCCTATACACAGCAGGTTCCGTGCCAACTTGCAAGCCGGCCGCAGCGGCCCTGCTGCAACTACCTCTAGAGGTGGCTGGTTATGCTCAAATAGAATGAGCCAAACGCCAACACAACAACGCTTACAATTAATATTAATTCCATAATTATCCTCTTATCATTTTAGTCATAAAGCAGACCCAAAGTAAAACAACGCTATTCGCAAACAACAATTCAATCATACACTATACACAGCAGGATGTGTGCCAAGTTGTAGGCGGGCGGCAGCGGCCCCGCTGCAACTACTTGCAGATGTCTAGGATGTAGGGCCACACCCCATTCTCGACGCTATTTGGGTGGTCTGCCTTGGCTATGCGTACAGCCTCCTCCTTGCTCATGTTGCTATACACGCTATAGCTTGTGGTGTCAGTTTTGTAGTTGTAGGTTCGTACTGTCCAATGTTGCATATGCATACCTATACAGAGCAAGTTCCGTGCCAATCGCAGCCGCCGCTCTGCAACTACCCCCTCACTCGGAAGGGGAGTTGCTCGGCTTTGGTTGTTATTAAGGTATTTAACTCTCGCAATACCTTATTTCGACTTCCCTTAAAACCGAACTCCTTCTTGATGATTGAGTAGGCTGATTGCCCTCGTCGTTTCATTCCAAGAATCTCAAGTTTAAGCGCACTGCGTAATGCTCTCAATCTATAGAATTCAATTTCTTCTGGCGTATCTGCGATCATATTAATTCTTTGCTGTGCTTTGGTTCTTTATCTTCGTGAATTGCTCCGACATCTTGGGCCAGTGCGAAGTAACGCTCCTTAACGGAGACGTTCCTCGCACCAGCCACGTTCTGGTAGAACAACACAGCCAACAACTGCTTCTTGATGTCTGGTTGTTTGTCTTTCATTTTATACCCCAGCAGGAAGTGGCAGGGCTGGTAATCCCGACCGTTCATGTTTACGTTGCGCCTCGACGTAGGCAAGAGCCTCCCGATGCGTGACCCTCTCCAAGTCTCCCTTGGGTAAAGGGTCGCTAACTCGCGCCCGATAATAATGCTCGGTGCGGGCTGTGGTTTCATTCCAGCGAGATTGATTAATCCGCTCCAACTGTCCGTTGCGCTTGTTGCGCCATACTTGTCCTTTTATCATATCTACCTTATACATAGCAGGTTCTATGCCAACTCTGACAATGGGGTTGGCTTCCAATATAGGTCACGCTCCACTGGCAAGCCTAAAGGCCCACGCAGTTGCTCCAACTCATCCAAGCTGAAATAACCTAGCTCTCTCTCAAACCCATCCACCAAGCCAAAGAACAAACGGCTCTCTGGGTCGTACTCGGTAGCGTACCAAGTCCAGTCAGCGTCAGGCGTGAAATACTTAACCACGGCTTGAGCGTCATCGCTCTCGTTGCGGGTTGGTAGTGAGGATTGAATTGCTTCTGTCATTAACTTCATACCTATATACAGCAAGTTCCGTGCCAACTTCAAATGTGGTAGTTGTTGCCGGCCCGCTGCGCCCGCCCTGCAACTACCCACCCACGCAGGAAGAATGTACTATTTATTAAAAATGAATGTGCTATTTATTACTTGTTATTTGATAAAAAAATGCCTCGGGTACCTGCTGCAGGCAACCCGAGGCAATCGATGCGCGGAAGAATTTAACGTTCTAAGTACTTGTCAACCTCCCGTTTGCTAGCACGCCTAAGGTCCTCCGCCTTAGCGACCATGGCTTGGCCATCTTTACGTGCGGTGATGACCGAGGATCCTGATGCTGAGCTCCGCACTTGCTCAACTTGTTTCCGCGCCTTGTTAAAATAAAGACGCCCGCTTCTTACTTGTTCTCTCTTCATATGATTATTCTCTAACTATACAACATTCTTGCGTGCGTGTCAATTAAATCTTCCGACTAACAGTTGAAACAAACGACACACCAAGAACAACAACAAACAGTAGTATAACTAACATAATTCAATTATACCTCCTTTATGCAACCTGTGCGAGTTTATTCTTTTGTTTCAGTACCTGCAACGCTTTACTTGCTGCGCTACCCTTGGGTTGCGTACCATGTATAAGCAATGCAAAGTTATCTGCGCCAAACGCAGCGTGTTCGTCGTCGTGGTCTATGTCTAACCCCTTCTCCGCTGCTTCTTCTTCACTGTAAACAACAACAGCTTCCTTCCAACCGTGCAAGTCAATCAACTCGTCATACTTACCACCACGAGAGGCAGTCAATATGAGATTCTCAGGCAAGGCATACTCAGAGAAGAATTTAAGACTCTTTGAATATGAGTAGAATATAACATCAGGTTTGCGCTTGGCTACCTCTATCCATGCTTCAAGATAAGCCTTGCTGAAATAGTCACCGCCTACATGGACACGCACTATGTCACAAACAGGCAA